AGTATATGACCCTTTTCTTCAACCTTGGATTGCTTGAGTCCACAACACAATGCGACTCCATAAAACTAGTTGAAACTTTAAGATTGCATTTTATTAGAAAATCTATTCCTAAAAACCAATACAGTAAAATCAAACCGATTTTTAACTTAAAGGGCAATAGTTTTCTAATAAACCCTGCTCGATTATTTACTGATACCAGCACAGATATTGTACACAAAGCACAATACATAAGATTAGCGGGGCGTAGAAATTACGCCATATATAAACATTACGGTTACACATATCTAGACCTATCTTTTTATTCAGATATTGACTTAAACGCAATAAAATCAAATCCGCTACTAAAAATAACAGAAAACAAAATTAACTTCAAATACGAGGAAAAATAAAAATGGCACTTAGTTTTAAAAATACCAAAGGTAAAGCACAATCAAACAAAGTCGAATCTTACGAATACAAAGATGGCGAAAATACAGTCCGCTTAATTGGCGGAGTTCTTCCACGATATATTTATTGGCTGAAAGGCACTAATAACAAAGATATTCCAGTTGAATGTTTGGCATTTAGTCGTGAAAAGGAAAAGTTTGATAATATTGAAAAAGATCATGTTAGCGAGTACTTTCCAGAAGCAAAATGCTCTTGGAGTTATTCTGTAAATTGTATTGACCCTAAGTCGCAGAAAGTTGTTGCTCTTAATCTCAAAAAGAAATTGTTTGAGCAAATCGTTACAGCGGCTGAAGATTTAGGAGACCCTACTGACCACGATACAGGTTGGGATGTTGTATTTAAGCGTGTAAAGACAGGACCTCTGCCTTTTAATGTTGAGTATACACTGCAAGTTTTGCGTTGCAAAGCCCGCCCACTAACTGACGAAGAGCGTGTTATGGCTAATGCTGCTAAGAATATCGATGAGAAATTTCCTCGTCCTACCGAAGCCGATGTAAAAGCCTTGTTGGAGAAAATTACTACCAACACTGAAGAAGACGGCGAAGCCCCTTCTTCTGAGCAAGAAGCAGTCAAAGAACTTGGTTAAAAAACTTAAGCCCGCTAAACGAAATGCTTAGCGGGCTTTTCTGTCTCATAAGGCAATATGAAAGTATTATTTACAGCTGACGTCCATATCAAATTGGGTCAGAAAAACGTACCTATTGAGTGGGCAAAGAATAGGTTTAATATGCTCTGGCGTCAACTAGAAGCTATTCAAAAAGAGTGTGATCTTTTTGTTATTGGTGGGGATGTTTTTGACAAACTTCCTAACATGGAAGAACTAGAGACGTATTTTGATTTAGTTAACTCTTGTAAGATTCCAACAATTATTTATGCTGGAAATCATGAGGCTGTTAAGAAAGATACAACCTTTTTAACAAACTTAAAACAAGTTACGAACAAACTAAATCCGCAAGTAGAAATTATTGATGACTACTGCAAAATAGAAAATATGGATTTTATACCATATAATAAATTAAAAGAATTTGAAAAGAATCCTTTTGAAATTCGTGGAAACATTTGTTTTACTCATGTTCGCGGAGAGATTCCTCCTCATGTAAAACCTGAAATGGATCTAGAGTTATTTGCCAGCTATGACGTTGTTTTAGCAGGTGATTTACATAGTTATGAAAACTCGCAAAAAAACATTATCTATCCTGGAAGTCCAGTTACTACTAGCTTTCATCGTGGAAGCGTAGCTACTGGTGTTGTTTTATTGGATACCGATAGTTTAGAACATGAATGGCGTAAACTACAACTGCCGCAACTTATTCGCAAAACAGTTGCAGTACAAGACCCTAAGCCGCAAACTGACTACGATCACACTATTTATCAAGTTGAAGGCGATATGCAAGAACTTGGTGAGCTAGAGGATAGTGAGTTAATTGATCGTAAAGTAATTAAACGAGACACAGACTCAGCACTAATCCTAGACAAAGAAATGTCTATGTCAGAAGAAATTCGCGAGTATCTTGCATACATATTAGAGTTGCCAGAAGATACTATTGAAAACGTACTAAAAGAGTTTCAGAACCATGCAGACAAAATTGAAACTGAATAGAGCCACTAATGATAACTATAAAACAACTACGATGGGCTAACGCCTTTAGTTATGGAAAAGATAACCAAATTGATTTTGTTGCAGCTCCTCTTACACAATTAGTGGGTAAAAATGGGCACGGTAAAAGTTCTATTGCGCTTATCTTAGAAGAAGTACTATTTAATAAAAATTCAAAAGGCATTAAGAAAGCAGACATTCTTAATCGCCATATTAAAGATAAAACTTATACTATTGAACTAGACTTTAACAGAGATGACACAGATTATACAATTAAATCTAGCCGTGGTACTGCCCAAACTGTAAAACTATTTAAAGAAGGTGTAGATATATCTGCACATACTGCAACAGCAACTTATAAGATAATTGAGGATATACTAGGTTTTGATCATAAAAGTTTTGCACAAATTGTTTATCAGTCAAACGCATCAAGTCTAGAGTTTTTAACTGCTCCTGATACTGCTCGTAAAAAGTTTCTTATTGAAATACTAAATTTAGGTAAATACACTCGTGCTTCTGAAGTTTTCAAAGAAGTAAGTACTCAACTTACTAAAGATATTACAGCTGTGCAGTCTCAAGTAAATACTGTGGCTAGTTGGTTAAATAAATATGAAAAAACTGATTTAACACTAAAAGAAATTATTGCAAGCCCTGAGCTAAATACTGTGCTAATAACAGAAGCATCTGCACTGGACACTAGTATAAATAGTATTGAGTCCACTAATAAAAAGATTTCTCAGAACAATACATACAAACAATTACAGTCAAAGATTAAACTACTACCAATTCCTGGGAAACCCGAAGAAGGTGTAGAAGGATATCAAGCAGAAGTAGCAAAACTATCTAAAACAGTTAGTGACGCTCAGGCTTTTGTTATAAAAATGAAAGCTTTGCACGGAACTTGCCCTACTTGTTTAAGTGATATTGACGAAGAAAAAGTAGCTGAGTTAATTGAAGAAAAAACAAGTGAAGCTGAAATAGCTGCTGTAGAAACTATGAGCTATACTCAAAAAATAGTTCAAATCAAACAACAGAAAACAGCTTGGCAAGAAGCTCAAAAATCCCAAGAAGATTGGGAAAAGTATCATGCTTTAATTGATACAGAGTTACCAGAAGTTTTATTAGACAAACAAACTCTACAACAACAATTTACAGAATTACAAAATTCAATTGCTTCAACAAAACGTAAAATTGTTGAAGCAGAGCAACACAACAAAGAAGTAACTGCACATAACACTAAAGTAGACTTAGTATCAAAACAATTGGTTGAAATGAACCAAGAACTAGAAACTTATAGTGGTAAACTGCATGAATTAAGCGAAAGAATGAGTATTTTAAATGTTTTAACAAAAACATTTAGTACAACAGGTTTAGTAGCATATAAAATTGAGAGTTTAGTAAAAGACTTAGAAGATATTACAAATAGATATTTGGTTGATCTAAGTGATGGAAGATTTCAAATTGGTTTCAAAATTAGTGCTAGTGACAAACTAAATGTTGTTATTACCGACAATGGAAAAGATATCGAAATCTTAGCTCTTAGTGGTGGTGAAAAAGCAAGAGTTAATGTAGCTACGTTGTTAGCTATTAGAAAGTTAATGCAAACATTGTCCAGTTCTAGAATCAATCTATTAATACTGGATGAAACTGTAGAAACACTTGATACTGATGGTAAAGAAAAATTAGTAGAAGTGCTACTACAAGAAGAACATTTAAACACTTTTTTAGTGAGTCATGGCTTTAGTCATCCCCTACTAGAAAAGATTAATGTTATTAAACGTAACAACATATCCCAAATAGAGGTATAATATGATTTTAGAAGATATTGACGGAGACGTAAAAGTTGTTCTTAACGGAAAAACTTTAGCAATAGGTAACAGTATTGAAGATAGCCAGTGGCCTTTAGTCGCTGTATTAGGTAAAGGAAAAGCAACTTTTAGAGTTGATCCTAGTTGCACAATTGAAGTAAAAGGCGTACAAGTTGCTGCCTCTACTCCAGTACCTACTCCAACACCTACTCCAGCACCAAAAGTTGAGGCAGCTCCAGTAGCTGAACGGGTTACCCCACCCGTGGAAACTCCAAGTGAGCCTGCCAAAGAAGCGTAATGGCCGTAGATCCTAGAGCCAAGGGTGCTAGAACAGAAACCACAGTACGTGATCTGTTAAAAAAGCATACAAGTTTAGCGTGGGAAAGAGTACCTGGATCAGGTGCTCTTGACCCTAAACATCAGCTTAAGGGCGATTTATACGTCCCTGGGCGAACCAACCTTTGGTGTGTAGAAGTTAAAGGCTATGCGGAAGATCACCTTACTTCACACTTACTAACATCCAAGACTCCGCAATTAGTAGAATTCTGGCAACAGACTATTCGTCAAGGCACTCAAGTAGGCAAAAAACCTTTGCTGATTTTTAAATTTGATCGCAGCAAAGTATTTGTTGCTTTTGATGAAATGCCTAACTCGCAAAACTATCGTTGTTTATACTATAACCATGAAGATCACGAATTCTATGCAGCACTGCTAGAAGATTGGTTAAAGTGGGAGCAGCCAGTATTTGTAACTTGACAAAACAACTTAACAGTGGTATAATAACAGATTAACACGCAAACTATATGTCAAAAACATTCTCAAAAATTACCGAATCAAACAATACTCTGTTAGTTGTTGACTCTCTTAATCTTGCATTTCGCTATAAACATAGTGGTGCAACAGATTTTGCAGAAGACTACCTACGCACAGTTCAAAGTCTTAAAAAATCATATAAAGCAAGTCATGTGATTATTGCTGGCGATATGGGCTCTAGTTCTTATCGCAAAGCTATTTATCCTGAGTACAAACAAAATCGTAAAGATAAGTTCGCTGAGCAAACAGACGCTGAAAAAGCAGCTTTTGAATTGTTCTTTGAAGACTTTACCAAAACACTAGAACATATTGCTGAAAATACTGAGTTTCCAATTTTACGCTTTCAAGGCGTTGAGGCGGATGACATTGCAGCATATATTGTATCAAAAAAATCAAAACTCCCTGTTGATGATATCTGGCTAGTTAGTTCAGATAAAGACTGGGATTTATTAGTTCAACCTAACGTATCAAGATTCTCTTATGTTACACGCAAAGAAGTTACAGTCGATAACTGGAATGACCATTATGACTTTAATCCCGAAGATTACATTAGTATTAAGTGCCTTACTGGTGATACTGGTGATAATGTTTTTGGCGTGCCTGGCATTGGACCTAAACGAGCAGTCGGCTTGGTTAATGAATATGGCAGTACCTATGACATTATTGCAAGCATCCCTCTTTCAGGTAAATATAAATACATCCAAGCCCTAAATGAATGTAAAGATACATTAGCATTAAACTATAAATTAATGGATTTAGTTACCTTTTGCGAAGAAGCAATCGGTACTGAAAATTGCAAACAAATTGACGAAACCTTAGAGTTATATTTAAAATGAACGGAACAACTATTTCAAATGGCAGTATAAGTGCCTATAATATGAATACAATGTGCTATACAGCATTAGAGTGTCAACTAAAGCCAGGAGCTCAGCTTCCTTATCGTGCTCATCCCACAGATGCTGGAGCAGATTTAATGAGCAACGAAGATTTGGAAATTTATCCAAACGAGCAAAAACTTGTTGATACGGGTATAGCGATTAAAATTCCACATGGCTTTGCAGGCTTTGTGTATAATAGAAGCTCTCAAGGAAAAAAGGGAATTACTATCCCTCACAGCGTAGGCGTGATAGATAGTGGTTATCGTGACACAATTAAAGTTTTGTTAAAAAATATCGGTGATGACCCTTATAAAATTACAGCTGGTGATAGAATTGCTCAGTTGGTTATTCAGAAGGTTGAACTAGTAGGCTTTAAAGATATTTGGAACGACTCTACCCGAGGCACAGGAGGCTTCGGTTCAACTGGAACATAAGGAAATCATGGCATTTAGCACAAGAGCGCAAGTAATAACACGTCGTACATATAATAGACCAACTTCAGACGACGGAAAACAATTTGAAACGTGGCAAGAAACAGTAGCCCGAGTTATTGATCACCAAGAATGGTTGTGGCAACGTGCTGCAAAACGAGATTTAACAGATGTAGAATATTCAGAACTTTATGATCTTGAACAGCTGATGCTGGATCGTAAAGTAGCTATGAGTGGTCGTACTCTTTGGTTAGGCGGCACTGATGTAGCTAAAACTCGTGAAGCTTCACAATTTAATTGCAGCTTTACTCATGTAGAGACTGTATATGATGTAGTAGACTGCTTATGGCTTTTACTGCAAGGATGCGGAGTAGGATTTAAACCAATTGTTGGTACTTTAAATGGTTTTTCAAAGCCGATTAAAAATATCCGTGTAGTACGTAGTACTCGCACAGCCAAAGGTGGAAATGAGCACAATACTGAAACATTTGATCAAGAAACTAAAACGTGGACTATTCAAGTTGGGGATTCTGCAGAAGCCTGGGCAAAATCTATCGGTAAGCTTATTGCTGGTAAGTACGCTGCTGATAGTCTCGTACTCGACTTTAGTCAGCTACGCCCTGCTGGGGAAAGGTTAAAAGGCTATGGATGGATTTCAAGTGGAGACACTGCTATATCAACTGCATATGTGGCTATTGCAAACATCCTTAATGGGCGCGCTGATAGTTTACTTACTAGGATGGATATTCTCGACATTGTTAATCATCTTGGCACTATTCTTAGCAGTCGCCGTAGTGCAGAAATTGCTTTGTTCGACTATGGACAACCCGAATGGGAAGAATTTGCTGTAGCTAAAAAAGACTGGTGGTTGTACAATAACTCACACCGCCAACAATCTAACAATTCACTAGTATTTAAAGAAAAACCGCTAAAAGCTGACTTGCAAAAGATTTTTGATCTAATGCTAGAAGCAGGCGGATCAGAACCAGGATTTATCAATGAAGTTGAAGCTTTACGACGTGCCCCTTGGTTCAAAGGTGCAAATCCCTGTGTTGAAATATTGCTTGGAAATAAGTCCTTCTGTAACCTTACAGAAACAGACATTGCCAAGTTCAAAGGAGACACTGCAGGACTTCACAATGCCATTCGCTTGGCCGCTAGAGCCAACTACAGACAAACTTGCGTTAACTTACAAGACGGGATTCTACAAGAATCTTGGCACTTAAACAATTATTTTATGCGTTTATGCGGAGTAGGTTTAACAGGTATTGCTAAGCGCCCTGATATGAATGGTTACGACTATGAGTATTTGAAGCGTACTGCAACTGGTGCTGCTATTGGTATGGCACAAGAATTAGATTTGCCGTCACCTAAAAATATTACCTGTGTTAAGCCTTCAGGTACACTATCCAAAATTATGGATACCACAGAAGGAATTCACAAACCCCTAGGAAAGTATATTTTTAATAATGTCCAGTTCAGTAAATTTGATCCTATTGTTGAAGTACTGCGCGATGCTAATTATAACGTTGTTAATCACCCCACTGATGATAGCGGTGTACTTATTACATTCCCTGTTGAGTGGATTGATGTACCTTTCCATAAAGTTAGTGGAAAAGAAGTCAACCTTGACACAGCAATCGAACAACTCGAAAAATACAAGTTAATCCAAACTTCGTGGACTCAGCAAAATACTTCAGTAACAATTAGTTACGACCCTACCGAAGTACCCGCAATTATTGATTGGCTTTTAGACAACTGGGATTGCTATGTAGGTGTTTCATTCATCTATCGTACTGATCCTACTAAAACTGCCAAAGATCTCGGATACTTGTACTTACCGCAAGAAGTTGTGGATGAGCAAACATTCCGTAATTATGTTCAACAATTAAGCCCAGTAAGCCTAGAAAATGCCAATAGTTTTGATGAAATTATGGGTGAAGAATGTGCTACAGGTGCTTGTCCAATTAGGTAAATATGGAAGTAACTAAAGACACAGTACTGAAACTTGAATTGACTATTGAGGAAACAAATCACGTATTAGCAGGATTACAAGAGTTATCTGCTAAAATTTGTAACCCTCTTACAGTTAAAATTCAAAAACAGGCAAACGAACAGTTGCCCAAAACAGAAACTCCCAAGGAGTAGACAAAAAAGCCCCCAAGTTTAACAGCTTGGGGGCTTTTTCTATTTGGAACATAATTTTTTAGTAACGTGCATTTTAATTCCTGTAGCCAGAAAACTAAGGTTGTTGCTGTATATCAAACATGCTATAATAGTTACAGCTAATAAACTTTAAAGGAATAAATTATGAGAACATATTGGGTATATAAGTACAATAAAACGCCTGAAAGCGATACTATAGAATATAATGATGAAGCTACTATGGTTGAAAATAATCTAAGAACCATGAGACGGGCTATAGAAAGTATAGATGAAGTAATCAACAATAAAGACAATGTACCTGAATGGGTACAAGAAAAAATTGCTGTAACTAAGTCAATGCTGGTTAGTGTATCGGAGTACATGCAATCAAAACAACGTAGTAAAAAAGAGCTGTATTGATTTTATGGTTTAGTGGATTGTTATTGGCGGAACATAATTTCTTAGTTACTTGCATTTCTATTCCTGTAACCAGAAAACTTAGGTTGTGCTAGAGTATCAAACAGTGTATAATTATCACAGTTGCCAAGGTTTTGGTAACTGCGCGTGATACGCATTATCATTTCTGCTTTAAAGGAATTATATGGCAGATGAGAATGGCGTACCAAGTACAGATGCAGTAAATGGTACTGCAGCGTATAATATGAGTGCGCTTCAAAATAAAATTGATCAAGCTAATAACTACTATTCAAAAGTTATGAGTGAGATTACAAAACTAAAGGATAAAAACATGGCAGAAATTATGACTCCAGGTATGATTATGGGACAAGGCGGCGGTGATGGTGGAATGTTTGGCGGCGGTGGATTAATCGGTGGATTGATCTTGGGCAGTTTGCTGCGTAACAATGGAAATTTATTAGGCGGTGACGGTGCAGGTGCTGGTGCAGCAGGCGCAATGTTGCGTAGTCCTCCGGAACAAGTTACAGCAAATATGAGCTTAATGCAAGCTATTGGTGCTGTAGATAAATCAGTTGCAGTTAATTCAGCAGCATTTGAAGCTTCACAAGCTACTCAAAGCTTAGGTTTAACAAATCAGTTTAACAATACTACTGCTGCTTTGTCAACACAGTTAATGACGCTTCAAAGAGAAGTAATGGAAAACCGTTATGAATTGTCTAAAGACATTACAGCAGATGGTGCTTTAACTCGTGCTTTAATTGTATCACAATACGAAGCTACATTAAATCGTCAATTGGGCGATGCAAATGCTCAAATTATTGCTTTACAAAATCGTTCAGCTTTAGATTCAGCTACTAGTGGTATTACTCTTACAAATACCAACAACATCAATCAGATGCAACAACAATCACAGCAACAACAACAATACGCACATTTGGCAAACTTGATCTATGGGTTAGGTCAAAACATTA